GGCCTCGCTTATCAGTATACAGTAAGCGGGGCTGCAACTTATACTAGAACGCCCATTGACTATCGTTTCGTTACACTAAACCCTGAAGCCGAGATGTTCCATTCGCGCGATTTAAACACAGGGCAAGGCCTAACAGGTGGCCAACCTTTACTCGGCGCGTCAATGTTGCGCCCTCATGTTGGCGATATAAAACAAAATAGCTCAGTTGCTACACATAATATTTCATTGCTCGATCGCTCAGGCGTCCCGTCTATGATCATCACAGTTGATAGATCGAAAATATCAGATGATGAATTCACAAATTTATGGTCAAAGTTGCAGACATGGTACGCAGGCGCACAGAATGCCGGGCGGCTAATGCTCTCTACAGCAGAGCAAAAAGTCGATGTTTTGAACGCTGAAAAAATTGACATGAATTTCGGCGAGCTTTTCAAACAGACAAAAGAAGAAATTTTTGGACTGTTCAAGATTCCGTTGCCCTTGATCTCAGCTGACACAATGACGCTTGCAAATTTTGAAGCTGCAAACATTGTGTTTTATATAAGTACAGTGCTGCCCTTATTAAAATACATTCTCGAAGAGCTTGGAAGCTTTTTACTGCCAAGGTACAAAGGCAGCGAAGACCTCGTATTAACCTACGACAAAAACGCGATTGAAGCCTTAGAGCCCCTCAGAATGGATCGTTTGAAAAAAATCACAGATATGGGAGTAATTACAATCGACGAGATTAGGAGCGAATTAGCCTTTGACGAAGTTGCGGGCGGTGATGATATTTACAAACCAATGAATGAAATCCCTGTCGCCTCGACGAGCGGCGTTAAGCCTGAGCGCCCTACGCAACCTATGCCCGCCTTAAACAGTAGCGCCGCAAAATTGATCGACATTTTACGCCAACAAAAAACAGTAACAGGCGAGCGTAGGTTTTCCGACGCTGAAATCATCGAAATTGCGGGCGAGGAATTGTAGGCGTGCAAAACCCGACGGAGCTTAGCCCAGAGGAACAGCAACAGGTGCTGTCTGATGACCTATCAAAAAAACTAAGGCTCGAAGTTCTGTTAGCCGCAGTCATGCTGAGGCTTTACAAGCGCATATCGTATGCGGGCATGGTGCAATACAGGATAGACGGAGGCACAGTAGACGCGTCGCAGTTTCGCGGCGAAATCCAAAGCGCGCTTGAGAGGCATTACAGAAAGACATTTGAAGTTTTTAAAAATCCTTTCCCTATCCCTGTTGACGAAGTGCTTGCCTTGAGCGGCGTACCAAAAGCCGTTTTTGATTATCAAGTCGCTGAACAGAAGACAACTTTTTTAGACACACAACCGGGAAGCGTTGCTGCGGATATCATTACTACTGCGCAGGCTCGATGGGATAATGACATTGCCCAACTTGAGGTAACGCTTGCGCGCGAACACGTCGCAAAAGCTGCGCGCGATAAATTCAATGCCGATTCTGAAGGCGCAGCAGACAGAGTTGGGCTTACTGAAACACAAAATGGCGCGGAAAGTGGTAGATTTTTCGTTGCAGGCGCCGCGCTTGCAGGCTTACTTTCAGCACAAAAAACTTGGATGACAATTACTGATGGCAGGCAACGCTTAGCACACGATATCGCAAACGGCCAAACAGTTCCTATCTACCAGGCGTTTCGCGTTATGGGCGAGAGACTGAGATATCCACGCGATGTTGTCCTTGGCGCGACTGCGCCTAATGTTATTAACTGCAGGTGCAGTGTTGCATATGGGTTTTCCGCGACAGCGCCACTTAGTGCCGCTATTGCAGCGGGTATGTTTGATGATGACGGTGAGGGTGTTGCAACCTGAGTTAAGGCATGTCAAAATATGCGCTGATTAAACTATTTTCAGGATGAAGCGCAATGGCAAAAAAAATCGGCAGTACTATTGGCCAAGTTTTCGAATATATCACATTAACTATCGCTGCAAATCAGGTGAATACCGTCCCTGCAGTTGTTGACCTCGCTGGCACTACGGTTGTGGGCCTTGTGTCTGAAGGCGGCCCACCTGCTACGACGACTGTCAATGCCGCGTTTTTCACGGCACTTGATGCAGGCATCATCCCGGCATATGTGCTCAGCGATGCTGCAGGGGTCCCCTATCAGCCCAGCATTGGCTTTTCAGCTGCAGCTAAAGTTTGGCGTTGGCTAGATCCAGACATTTTCAGGTCTGTGCAACACCTGCAGTTAAAACTTGCATCACCCGTAACTGTAGATACAAAAATTACATTAATTGTAAAAAGCGTAGCCTAGCATGGATTATAAATCGTTAAAAATTGATTTCACGTGCAAGGCAATAGATGGCCAGCCTACAACTTTTGAAGGCGAGGCCTCTACCTTCGGTAACACTGATTTAACCGGAGATATCATCAAAAAAGGCGCGTTCACTGAAACATTGAAAACGAGAATGCCAAAACTTTTATGGCAGCACAAACACTCAGAATTAATTGGGGGGTTTGATGAGGTTCGCGAAACAGCGACAGGCCTTTTTGTAAAAGGTCGGTTAACGCGTGGCGTGCAAAGAGCCGACGAGGCTGCAAGGCTTATGCACGACGGCTACTTAAACGCGATGTCAATTGGGTTTGAAGTCGTCGACATGGATATTGGAAAAGATACCACGACAATTAACAAAGTGAAACTCCACGAAATTAGCCTTGTAACATTTCCAGCTAATGAGCGCGCATTGATTCAAAGCGTAAAAGCCTTAGCGCCATTCAACGCGTTTAAGGCAGCACCTGTGTCAATTGATTGGGTTGAGAGTGATGCAAATGTGCGTCTGCGTAAATTTACAGACTCAACAAATAAACCAAACAACCCTGCGTATGCCGATGCTTTTTTATGGCGCGACACTTCAAAGCCCGAAAGTTTTGATTCATATAAATTTCAGTTTGTAGATGTTGTTGATGGTGAATTGCGGGTAATGAAACGTGCGTTAGACTCTATACTAGACGAGTTAAAATCAGAAAAAAGTTTACCTGACGACGATGTGCTGAAAGTTAAGCAGCACATTAAAAAATATTATAAAACAGTTTTTAGTACGGACATAGGGTTGCCAATTGACGTAGCCTGTGCTAAAACTATTACTGATAAACAAAAATTTGAAAAACTCCTGAGAGATTCAGGCGTTTGTTCTAAAGACGCCGCTACATTTTTAGCGTCGCAGTTCCAGCCTCGTCGGAGTGAGTCCGTCTCAAGTCTGAACAAAGAAATTGAAGCAAGGTATGCCGAAATTTTGAAACAGCTTGTGGCGTCACTTAATGATGACATCAAAGCCTAACAAAATACGCATACAATTTTTTTAACTTAATTGTAGGATTTTGATATGAGCGAAAATATGGATTTAACCAACCAATCACACATGCGTAACCTTGCAGAAGCCACGCAAGCTTTGCAGGACATGGTTAAGCAAAAACACAAAAGTGCAATCACAGATAGCGAATATAAAGAAAAATTCGAAAAAATTGACGTTGATCTTGCCAAAGCCGACAAGGCAAATAACGAATTAGTGGCTAAGCTTGTTCAAGCTGAAACACGTGAAAAGTCAATGGCTGAAAAAATGGAAGCTTTGGAAAAGAATTTCTATCGCCAAACCCAAAATCAAAGCACAGGCTTTGTAGAAAAAAGCGAAGCAGTTAAATTTTTTGAAGAATTTGTCAAAAAAGGTCAACCGTTTTTGAATGCTGCAAACAATCACGAGTTAGCTAAAAAATATTTACGTACAGATAACAACGTTGACGGTGGATTTTTGTTGCCTTTTGAAATCACTGGGCCGATCATCAAACCTGAAGTTGAAATTAGCCCTATCCGTTCTATCGCTCGTGTTACGCCTACCGCAAACAAGGAAATTGTCAGAGTTGCTCGTACTGGCGCACCTACCAGTAGATGGCTGGGTGAAGCGGAGACAGCTACAGAAACACAGAGCAAATATGGCAGAATCACAATCCCTGTACATGCACAACGTGTTTTCACGGACATCACACGTGAGCAACTGGCTGACTCAATGTTCAATATGGAAACGGAAATCATGTTTGACACTGCACAAGCTTTTGCAAAAGCCGAAGGCGACGCGTTCATCAATGGCGATGGTGTGTCACAACCTTTAGGTTTATTGAATGCGCCAGGCGTTGATGCGTTTGATTCAGGCGCAGCTTTAACTCCAGAGGCTATCATCAGCCTAACAGGTCAATTGAAAGACGCGTACAATCCGGTATTCGTTTTTAATCGCAGAACCTTATCTACCATTCGTCAATTTGTTGGCGCGAACGGTCAGTTCATCTGGGAAGTTTTCAAATCCACCGATCCTATGACAATCCTAGGTGAGCGCTATGTCATTGCAAATGACATGCCTGATATTCCAGGAGCTGCGGACCCTGCGGGCGCAAAAACTCCTATTATCTACGGCGACTTTGTACGTGCGTACGAAATTGCAGACAGAATGTCAATCGAGTTTTTACGTGATGATTACTCAAAATCAACAAATGCTGAAGTTAGATTTCACTTTTTCAGACGCGTTGGTGGTGGTGTTATTCAGACTGAAGCTTTCAAGAAATTGACAGTAACAAAACAGTAGTCACTTTTAGTTTAGCGCGCTTAGTTTAGCGCGCTACACCCTACCTGGAGTTTTTAAAATGGCAATTTATGATAATCATTCGACTGTTTACGCAAAAAACGTTCTTAGTGCTGACTTATACGCGGGTAATTCGGAGAGAAAATCACTTATACTAGATATGAAAGGTTTTCACTCACTAGAATTTATTTTTAATCTTGGCTACCTGGATCCAATAGATAGTGGGAATATATTTACGGTCAGACTTTTTGAAAATGATATTGATGATGAGCCTTCCTCGACACTTGTTGACCCTAAATACGTCATAGGTGATGCGAGTTTTACAGGGTTATCGTCATTCAGTGAAAAACGCGTAGGGTACGTCGGTAAAAAACGCTATGTCCAGGTGCGAATAACGATAGCCGGTAATACCGAGGCACTGTTTTCAATTACAGCACTGCAAGGCCGTCCAAACTTTGCGGCTACAGACGAAAATTAAAATTTTTAAGGATATTTGACATGGCAAGTTACGACAAACATTCAGTAGTACTAGGCGCCAATCTTTTTGCTGCATCAGAATTTATTGGCGACGCGGTAGGCAATAGCAATGTTGTTGATCTATGGGGTTTTGAGGCTCTTGAATTTGTCGCGAGCGTAGGCAATGCAACGCCCGCGAATGCAGGCAACACTTTTAGTTTTGAGGTATATGAGGCTAACCTTGTATCTCTCGCTGACGCGGCAGTTGTTGATCCGAAATATTTAATTGGCAATTTAAATTTTGATGGCTCAGACAATTTCACTGCAAAACGCATGGGTTACGTAGGGAAAAAACGATATGTGTACCTCAGGCTAACGATAACGGGTAACAGTACAGCGACTTTTTCAGTTGTGGCCTTAAAAGCATCTCCGAAATTTGCGCCTACTGAAGAAAATTAAACTTTTTAAGGATATTTAACATGGCAATTTATGACATACACACTACGATGTTCACAAAAAACGCAATCCCGCCTCTGAGTTTTTCGGGCGACGCACCTACCACTAGCGCGCCTATAGACCTTATAGGCTACAATGCCCTTGAATTTGTGTTGAACCTAGGCGCTATTACGCCGGGGACAATAGGCAATACGTTTTCGGTAACGCTTACTGAAAATGA